ATCTTTTCGTACTCAGCCTCTGTACACTCTTGATAGGGAGCTTGTGCGTATGTGTGGTCTGAGTGAGGTAAGAAGCTGATACCAGAGCAGAGGTCGAAGTGCTTATAGACCCAGCTACCTACTTCCATCCATTCGTGATCACGCACTGTTACAGTCACAGAAGGTTTATGACAACACCATATCTCCGCGTATGTCTGCCACAGGTCTAACTGCTCAAGGGCAGTCATCGCGTTCCTAGTCACAGCACCTTGAGGAGATTTAGTCGGGAAGCTGAATACAGTCGTAGCGTCAGGCTTCATAACATCAGGCTCTGCTGGAACACCAGAGTCTTTGAGGAACTGTGTTAGTGGGTCTTTGTTGTCTCCACGAACGGTACGGATGTAGTAGTCGGAGTGTCTTGCATGAATACCGCTGGCACTATCGACAAGCTGAGACACTGTACCGCTGGGCTTCACACATGTGATAGCAGCAGAGCGTTCAATACCCATCCTATCTGCATAGTCATCATTAGTATCTAAAGCGACTTGACGCATCTCTGTGAGCCATCTTTTGCTATCTACGTTCTTAGACAGGACAGGATGGTCCATGATACCTGTTAGCGATACACCAAGCAGTCGTTCCTCTGTAGTGTTCTTAGTCCAGATGTCACGCAAGTAAGGCATGTGAGTGTAGGTTGACTGAGCTGTACCTAAGATAGTGGCTATCCGCACTTTGCGCTTAAGACTATCTAAAGTATCGCTCTCTCTTACTACTACCTCAGTGAGGTTACAGAACTGATTGCTGCGTAAGATAATCTCACTACAAGGGTTTGTACCCCAGTCAAAACCTGCCTTCCTTCTACCGTTCTTTGTGACATGTGCTTCCGCAGCTACTCTTGAGAAGATACCACGCTCACCAGACTTAGACTCAACCAGAGCAAGCCACTCACGCAGGAAGGTTTCCATATCAGGCTTCTCTGTGTAACAGGCACTGTTGTTAGCCAAGGCTCTCTGCGGCTCAACGTCATACCAGTTACCCGACTTCGCATGTGACATACGCTGGTCACTTAGGTTACTCAGGCTAATCATAGCTGAACGGCGTACACCGCCAACGACTACAACTTCGCCAATCTTGCACATGATATCATGGACTTCGATAGAGTTTAGCTTACGTCCAGAAGCACCTTGAAACTTAGACACTACAAACTTAAACAGGTTATCTAAAGGCTCAGGACCACTAGCCCTACCACCAAAGGTCTTGAGGCGGCTCCCAGCGGGTCGTATCTCTGACAAATCCCATGTAGGTATGTCTCCAGCGTACAGGTGGTCGATAAGTTTCCTTAGACCTTTTGACCAACCTTCTTTGCTATCTTGGACAGTGATTAAGTCGTCACTGGCTGATAGGTTCTTACTGATGTCTGGGAGGCTACTGATAGACTGCCTTTCGACACTGAAGCCCACGCCTGTACCACAGAGGAGAATGAACATAGCTTCGTCAAACGACCTTGGGCTATCTACAGCTAAGTACGAACAGTTATAGATGCAGGTATTATCCCTGTCAGCAGCGACACCTGCGGTCATGAGAGCTCTCATGCTCGGCATCACTTCTAGTGTTAAGATAGCTTCTTCTATCTCAGCAATGTCCTCATTAGAAAGTTTGACGTTAGGGCTACTGCGTAGGTACTCACAGTAACGAGATACTGTTTCTGACCACGTTTCTCTGCGGTTCTCATCCTCTAGCCAACGTGCGTATCTGCTGGTTGCTATGAAAGTCTGGTAATCGGTAGGTAAATAGTTATTTAGCATTGCTTGGGTTCTTCCCTTCGAGCTGGCTCAGACGCATCTCGCAGTAGCGGATTGCCTTTTTGATATCGGTGATTTCGGATTGGACTGTGTCTTGGTTTGCGTAGAGCTTTGAACCTGCTCTGGACACATACTTGATGACGTTACCCGCCCAAAAAGAAAGCCCGTTAGACATGATAAAATCTACGGGCTGGAGTCTGTATTGAGCGTAATGATTTGGCTCTTTTATAATGTCAGGGGGCGAACCCTCCGCCATTCGTTTCATGTACTGTTCATGCCGCAACTGCATTTGTTCCTCCGTTAAATAGTATTGGTTGCTGTTCTTTGATGTCCCAATCTGACCAGCGTAGTATTCGAGCTAGTCTTGCTTGGATTAGAGCTTCTTCTTTGGTATGACCCGCTTTGATGTAGGCTTGCTCTACTGTTGACCATGTTGGTCTGCTGCCTAGAAGTTTCTCAGCAGTCTTAGGACCGAAGCCCTTGAGACCTGCATAGCCATCTGTGGGGTCTCCCGTCAGACACTGAGTGAGAAAGGCTTTATCAGCATCAGCTAGTGACACATCCAGACGCTCATCGGTCATGGGTCTATAGAGCTTAGAAGGGATAGTCTTCATGTCCTTATCGTCAGACACTATAACTGCTTTACCTATGTTCTCAGGCTTAGTTGCCATGATGCCCATGACATCATCAGCCTCTAAAGAGTCCATAGTGACTGTAGGGTAAGTAACAGTAGCCCACTCAACCATAGCCCTGTAACCAAGCGGCTTCCGTGTCTTCTTACGGTTGCCTTTGTAGCTAGAGCAAACTTGTTTTCTAAAGTTAGTGGCTGACGACAAACAAAGCAGAAAGCTAGTGTCCTTGAGAGTGTCCTTAAAATGCTCTAGCTGGTTACGGAATAACTGTTTAGCTTGCTTGAGGTCGGTGTCTAAAGACCACAGGTTAGACCCTTCATCTTCGTCCCAACAGATCTCCTGCTCTGTAGCGGCAGTGGCTCTGTATAAGTACAGATCAGCATCAATCAATAGCATCTTCTAACTCCTCTATGAATTGATCACCACCCTCAGTCACATGCCAACGATTGCCCCATATGTCAGAGCTGGCCCTAGTGGAGATAAGTCCCTCACTAGCCGCCATCGCAATGACGTTTGCCCATGTTCTTGAGAATTTAGATTTAGTTGTGAAGCTGTTTATCTGTGCTTCTTTGAGAACCTGATATAAGTCTACAAGTGACTTCTCAGTCTCTTCATCTAGGTCAGTGTGTGTCTGCCCAGCTTTGTCCGACGTTGTACTCTGCGTCGATTGGTATTCTGAGGCTGTACGCTTCCCCAGCTTCTTGCGCGCATCGTCTAGCGATATTACCGACATTCTCTTCTTCTCCCTTTCTCACGGCTATTTGAACCTCGTCATGCACCCATGCGATTATGGTGGCATCGAGCTTCTTTTCTTTGAGGATGTTGTTAATTAGGACTACCCACTTGGCACATATGACTGCACCAGCCGACTGTAGAAGGCTGTTGAGTGCGGTGTGGCTAGAGTTTACTTTGATGTGGTTTTTACCAAGCGTCTTAATGAAGCCTTTAGCAGCGGCCTTTTCGACATTTGTTTTTAAGGTGCCATAGGCAGGGACAGCTTTTATGAAGTTGTCTTTGAGCTTTTTGCCTTCTTTGGCTCCTTTGCCGACGATAGATCCGACTTTTGTGTCTCCTGCTCCGTAGAGTGTTGAGTAGAGCCAGACTTTTGCGAGGTCGCGTGAAGCAAGTCCCGTTGCCTTCTGGTTATATGTGTGAATATCGGATTCCAGCACGACTTTCGCATAGTCACCTCCGTCGTATAGTGAAAGATAGTGGGCAAATAAGCGGATCTCGATCCCGCTAAGGTCTATACCAACAAGCGAATAACCTGCGGGTACAGTGAACAGCTCACGACACTCCTTGCCATAGGGAAGGCGGGTGGCTGGTACTTGAGATAAGTTAGGCTGGACATGAGTACACCTAAGCGTCCTCGTTGCAGGAGACATGATCCTGTGACGTAACTTACCGTCACCATCAACCTTTTTCATCCACGCCTGCGGCCCCTCACCCAGTTGGCCTAGTCTTTTAGCAACCAAAAACAACTCACTCAGCTTCTTGGCTTCTGGGTAATCCAGTTGACCAAGCACAACGTCATCTATGATTGCATGACCTTGAGCTGTTGTCTTAGTGGGTTTCCACCCGTACTTCTTAGTCAAACAGTGCTCTATGTGCCTACGAGAATTATGGTTGAACTTAACCACAGTGGTCTTAATGAAAGGTTCACCTTCCACATAACCTAACCTGCTATTATTGCGCTTAGGTATGAAGGTCTCATGCACCTCCCAAGGCTCGAACAAGTCCTGTAGCTCATGGTCTAGCTCTTCTCGTCTAGTACACAGCTTTACATAAAGTTTACCAGCCTTGGCCTCATCGAAGGTCCAACCAGCTTTACCAATGTTCTCTGCTAACTCAGCAGTAGCATGTGCAAGCTCTAATGCCTCATCTTCCCAAGTGTGTGGTTTGAGAAACTCATACAAAGCCATCGTCACGCGCACATCTTGGCGGCAGTAAGTCTCCATAGCTTCAGACCACTGTTCCCAGCCGCCATCATAGTCGCCCTTGAGGAAGTCACCACCGAGCTTCTGGTGCAGACGCATACCCCAAGCCTTAAGGGAGTGTGAGCCGTACATCTTTTTAGGCATCACAGAGTTAGCCCAGTTGTACTCGAAGTCTTCGTTCTTAAGGTCAGCTCTGATAAGACGCGAGAGGACAAGAGTGTCTGTGCGCTTACCCTCGAAAGGCCAAGTGGGATACAACTTCTTAATGACCTTGAAGTCGTAGCCAAGACCGTTATGAGCAACCAGCTCATCAGCCTCACATAGCATCTCAAGACCTTCTTTGATTTGATCAGGTCCATAGCTCCAGACGGGATGACCTACCTCGCCTATAGCTATGCAATGGATTACATCAGGGTCTAACCCGTCTGTCTCCAAGTCAAAGAACAGCCGCCTCATCTGTTGTCACCTGAGCCTTGGATGAGGTCCAACTGCATACGCCTGTCTAGTTTGCGTAGGTTCATCTCCGCAACAGAGGACAAGTCGAACTGAAACTGAGCTGCAAGGTTAGCCAGATACCAGAGGCAGTCACCTGCTTCCTTCATGACCTCGACACGCTGGTCATAAGTCATGTCATGCAGTGTACCTTCCTTATCTCGCATATGCTTTTTGATCTTATCCAGAACCTCGCCGACCTCTGATCCAAGACCGAGGCATAGGTACTCAATCTTGCTTTCCTTCACGATGAAAGTTGTCTCAGCCTGTTTCTGGTATTCATCAAGTGTTAGTGGATTTGTCATCGCTAAAGGTCTCCTTTGTTTTGAGTGAATTTGCTCTATGGGCCGCTCGTTCTTGTTTGTCAGCAAGAGCCAAGAAAACCCTTATCGCCCGTCTTCTTGATAGGGGT